CTGATCCGCGGCATCTTCAGCATGTTCGGATCGCTCAAGAGCGCGATCGTCGGCGTCGCGTCGTCGGCTGCGGGCTGGTTCAAGGCGAAGCTCGGCATTCATTCGCCCAGCCGCGTGTTCGCGGGGTTCGGTGGCAATATCGTCGACGGTCTCACCAACGGCATCGCCGCGCAGGAAGGCGAGCCGGTACGGCGAATGGATCGTCTCTCCAGCCGCCTGACGGCGGCGATTGTCGGCGGCAGCGCGATACCCGCAATGGCGATGGGCGCCCAGGCCGGCAGCGCGGGCGCATCTACCGGCGCGGCCCGCGCAGCGAACAGCTACGCCATCCACATCAACCAGCAGCCCGGACAGGACGCGCAGGCGCTTGCCCGCGCCGTGGCCGACGAACTGGACCGGCGAGAGCGCGAGGCAAGCGCGCGCGGGCGCTCGGCCTTTGCTGATCGTCCCGATTGGGAGACCGTCTGATGTTGCTGGCGCTCGGGCTCTTCCCGTTCTCGATCGACACGCTGGCGTTCGACGAGCTGGCGCGCCGCGCGACCTGGCGCCACGCCACCGCGAACCGCATCGGCGCACGAGACGCGACGCAGTACACCGGACCCGGCGAAGAGACGATCGCCCTCCCCGGCACCGTCTATGCGGAGATCGCCGACGGGCGTGTGTCGATCGACGAGCTGCGCCGCATGGCCGACGCCGGCGACGCCTGGTCGTTGGTCGACGGCCGGGGTTACGTCTACGGCGCGTTCGTCATCACCGGCATCGACGATCGCGCAAAGGCGTTCTTCCCGGACGGCACGCCGCGCCAGATCGACTTCGCAATCGACCTGCTGCGCGTCGACGGCGACGTCGCATGATCGCCAACATCGCCGCCGTCCGCGTCGTCGTCGACGGCACCGACATAACGCCGCTGCTCGAAGGCCGCGTCGCGCAAGCCAATGGCCGCCCGCCGCGCCGTCGCCTCGTCTCGCTTGGCATCACCGAAAAGCGCGGCGAGGAGGCCGACCAGCTCGATCTCGTCATCGACGATACCGACGGCGCCGTCGCCCTCCCGCCAACGGGCGCGAAGATCCACGTCTGGCTGGGCTGGAAGCAGGGCAGCGACGTCACGCCCGGCCTGGTCGACAAGGGATGGTTCATCGTCGACGAGGTCGCGCATGGTGGCCCGCCCGACCTGATCACGATCCGCGCCCGCTCGGCTGACTTCACCGGCGACCTCAAGACGCGCCGCGAAAAGAGCTGGCACGGAACGACGCTCGGCGCGATCGTCACCGACATCGCAAAGCGCAACCAGCTTACGCCCCGCTGCGCAGCCAGCCTCACCAGCATCCCCGTGACGACCAAGGCGCAGAGCCGCGAAAGCGATCTTGCCTTTCTGCGCCGCCTCGGCCGCGAGCGTGACGCAGTCGCCACGATCGCGCGCGGCGTGCTAATATTCTCGCCAACCGCAGCCGGCGTCACGCCTTCGGGCAAGCCGATCGCGACCGTCGCTATCGCCCGACGCGACGGGGACACTCACCAATTCAGCCGCCAGACGCGCGACAACGTGTCGGGCGTACAGGCCACGTGGCACGATAGGAAAACCAGCAAGCGCCAAAAGGCCGTGGCAGGCAAGACGGACGGGGCAAAGACGCTCTCGCGCGTGTACGCCAACCAGGCGGACGCACAGGCCGCTGCCAACGCCGCACACAGTCGAGCCGGCCGGGAGCCAGTCTCGCTGACGCTGTCCCTCGCGCTCGGCCGTCCGGACATCCATCCGGAGAACAGGGCGACTGTCACTGGTTACAAATCCGCGATCAATGCGGTTGCATGGCTCGTCACCGAGGTAACCCATACCGTTAGCGACCGTGGTTACCTGTCGGCGCTCAAGCTAGAAACCGAAACTCATACCCGATGATCTCTATTATTTCGAATGTTTGACGAAATTAACGATTTCGACGCCGCGCTGTGAATAGGGAACAATACCGCCTAAAGCGCCCCTAGCACCTATGCGGCGCAACACTTGCGCAAGTTTCTCCGTAGATACTTTCGGCGGTATGTCGATGCCGAAACGCTCAAAGTCTTCACCGGACGTGCTAATTGGCCTAATATCAAGAAAGCCAATATCAGACATATCCGTGATAAATTGTAACCTATAACTTGGTACGACCTCGACCGTCAGATCATACATGCGAGTATCAACATTGTAAAAAGATGCCGGCCTAGCACCTTGCGATCTAACTGCGCCCTCGATTGCTGAAATTGATCGACGGAGCGCCGCGAGATCGGCTGCCATCCCTTCCACACTTATTTGCTGAGTGGGAAGCTTGGTCGCCTCAATTGGCCCAAATTGCTGCAGATAACCGCGATGAGTCGGTTCATTAAAAGCGGCCAACGTGGATATTATCGCAGTACCGATGTCCGCCTTGAATTTAACCATATCGGCGTACCGGAGTGACCGTGGATACGTGAAGTGTTTCAGCGGCGAAATATCAAAGCTAAATGGTGTGGTATCATCGGCAATGACGATGACCGGCCTTTCAAAAGCTATGCGCATGCCAAGTTCGAACATTACGTTCGGATTCCGACCGCTAACGTCGCAAATTACCATCGGATCGGAGTACAAGTTTGTAACGATATGGTTTAGAATAATTCCGGCAGTGTCTGATTCACTGACAATCCGGATATCGTAACCCACCGCAGCTGCGGCCTCTTCAAGGATGCTGTGAACGGCAATCCAGTGTGCAGCACCATAATCACTCATGTCGGCGATGGGGCGAACGACGCCGCAAATCGGACGCCGCAAGACGGCGTCATCTGCCGCGTCTAAATCTGGAGACCCGATCTCGTCGGAGAGCGCAGCAACTTTCTTCTCTGGCATATTTGTTCCCAGCATTCCCTTTGTCAGCCGACGCCCTTTAAAATCCTAACGCCTCGTCCCACGGCATAACTCGGTGCACCGACGCGACCTGTTCGTTCGGCACATCGAATTCGACCATAGGATTGAACTGGCGCAGCACGACGTGACCAGGTCGACGTCGAACCAGCTGCTTGATCAGGACGTGGCGGATCTCTTCGCCGTCGAAGGTCGGGCCGCGCAGCTGAACGACCACGTCGTCGCCGACGCCGGCAGCGCGCTTCGGGTCGACGAGGACGCGGCGCCCCGAATCGAACCGCGGTTCCATCGAATGACCTGACACCAGCACGACGTACAGGTCTGGCCGGCCCGTCACGCCGATCGGGCGCGCCATGAAGTCGGTGGGGGCAGACATATCGACTTCGGTTTGCTCGACATTCACTACGATGCCGTTGCCATCGCCGAATTCGAGATCTGCGCCAAGAGCACTGCCATAAATTGGCAGGGTTTTGGGAAGGCGCCTAAGCGCGGCTTCAGACGTGTTGCCGTCCGCGGGAATGCTCCGCTCTATCCCATTCTCTCGGCCGAGCAGCCAGTCGGCGGTCGTATCCAGAACACCAGCAATCGCATCAAGACGGTCGAGCCCCGGCATATGTCCGGCGAGGATCGCGCGGATCGCGTCCGGCTTGTTCAGCGCGGTGATCGAGACCTCGCGGGCCGACATATTCTTCTCAGCGAGCTTCGCGGAGAGGCGCTCTTTCAGCACGTCGGGCACGTTCTTCCGCATGCTGCATTCATGACGCATAGAGCGACGCATGGCATGCGGAATATTTACGTTGACCCACGGTGCGTGCGTGACGTAAGTATGCGTTATGTATACCCCATATCAGAACGCGCTGCGAATGGTCGCCGACTCGTACGATGCAGAGGTTGCCCGCTGGGGCGGCAAGTCGCTCTCGCGGGTTGCGACGATCGTCGTCAGCAGCGGAGCCTTCTTCAATCGGTTGCGTAACGGGCGCACCTTCTCCGTCACCAACCTTGAGAAGTTCGCGGCATGGTTCCGCGTGCCGGCCAACTGGCCCGATCACGCGATCCCCACCGCTGCAGTTGCCGCACTTACCAGCATCGGCCGCCCCCCTCTTTCTGCCGATACCATGCCGCACCCGTACCGCACGAATGACGCACTGGTCGATTGTAATCGGTCGGCCATTTTCCAGGAGTCGCGCGGGCTATGACAAGGCCTCGCATTCCCGACACCTTTCAGGACGCGATGGGTAAGGTCATTGCGCAGATTGGCGCCGGCCCCGCCTCGATGGCCGTGGGTAAGGCAACCAGCACAGTCTACGAGTGGGGGAACCCGCAAAGCGGAACTCTGCCGTCGCTGCTCGAGGCGCTTGCGCTGGACACAGCGCACCGCCTCGCTGGCGGCGAGGACGCGCCATTTCGCGACGCCTTCAGTCAGCAGCTCGACGTAAAGGTTGATCAGCAGGACGCTTGCCGCCGCGAACTGGTCAGCGACTCGATCGACTTCATCCGCGAGGCGAGCGAACTGCACGCCGCCCTTTTCAACGCCGCACAGCCCGGCGCCTCCCCGCGTGATCATCATCGCGCGATGGTCGAGGCGCAACAGGTCGACGGCGTACTGCGCCGCATACGCCGGCGCCTTCCTGGTTTCCTCCGCCCCTTCACAGTGTCGGCGCCGGGGAATGCGGGGGGGCCGACCAAGTGACGAAGAAGCGTACCTACACACCGCGCGTACCTGCGACCGTGTGCCCACACTGCCGGACGCGTTCGATCGCGTACGACTCCGTCGAGATCGACGCTCTGACGCGCGAGATCCGCTACGTCTGCCAGGACGCCGATTGCGGCCACACCTTCGTGGCGCAGCTCGGCATCTTCCGGACGGTGCGGCCGAGCATGAAGCCGAACCCTTCGATCCGCCTGCCGTTCGGGCAGTGGCGCTCGAAGCCCGCCAACGATGACGAGCGGGTTCCTGCCAACGACGACCAGCCCGACGCCGCGGAGATCGCGCCGTCCCCCAGCTAATCTCCTGACCTAACCCGCGGCCTCGGCCGCGAGCGCCCCGATCCATCCCCCCGCCACCCCCGGAAGTGCCCGCTTCCGGCAACGCCACCCCTTTGCCGCAAGGAAAGTCCCCGATGATGCATGTCTTCCCCCGCACGTTCTCGCTGCCGCTGCAGCGTGCCGAGCGCGCTGCGACCGCCAGCACCGCGCCCATGACGCCCGCGGCCTACCTGACGCTCCGGCGCGAGGCCGCGGGCATGACGATCGGCGTCGTCGCCGGCATGCTCGCCCGCAAGGCCAACGAGATCGCTCCTGCGCTCGACCTGGTCCACGCGCTGGAGACGCCCGGCAACACCGCGCGGCGCCCTGAGACGCTGGAAGCGCTGCGCAGCATCTTTGCATTCGACCCCGACGTCTATCGCCAGCTCGCCAACGATCCGGCCGACAGCCACCCGCGGATCTGCCGCGGTTGCGGCTGCAGCCATTTCGACCCGTGCGACAGCGAGGAACATGGCGCCTGCGCCTGGGCGACCGACACGGCCTGCACCGCCTGCCTCACCGACACGGCCCCTATGGAGTGCTGCCAGTGATCGCCGCGGCCCCAACCGGCAACGCGCGCCTCGAACGCCGCATGCGCCAGCGCCGCGCCGCCAAGATCGTCCTCGCTGTCGCCTTCGCCGTCGTGTGGGTGCCGTTCGCGCTCGTGATGCTCGTCGCCGGTACGTCCGGCCGGCGCGCCTGATGCTCCACGATGTCCTCACGGGCGCGGCCCTTGCCGTATTCGGCAGTGCCGGCGCGACGGCGATCGGCGTCATCGCCGCGTCCGTTGCTCCGCAGTGGCAGCGCATCTGCCGTCTTGCGCTCGGTCATGTCGAGCCCGCCATCACGGCCACCCCAGCCGCGCCGGCCGCGCGCGAGGTTCTGGCCGCCCCGCCCCTTTTGGCGAAACGCTTTCTACAAGAACGGCCGCTGGCGCGACCGCTCGATCCCCTCGCACCAACAGGATCTCCATGA